AAGTCTGCAACCGGCAGCTCCCGCATCTCAAACTTCATCTCTCTGTTCACCTTTTTCACTCCTTCTTTCAGCGATCTGAATGGCGCGAGCGACCGCCGCCGCACAATCGACACGCGAATGTTTCACCAAGTCCACGCCGCAGAGCGGGCAGAAGCTCGCGAGCCCGAGCGTCGCGAGAGAAGCCACTATCTGATCTAGCAGATGCAATCGCAACTGCTCCTCCGAACTGTGGAAGGCATCACGCATGAGGGGCAGTTGTTTTAGTGCCTTGATGGCGTTTGCCACGGCCCATTCTCTGTCCGCCAGACAGGCGATTGCGTGGACCTCCTTACTTACGGCCGAAGCCGACACCAGGTCCCTTTGATCCGCGCCACGGCCGCGCGGATGGCCCCCAGGTCAGGCGCCGCTTCCTCGGGCCAGCTGAGCCGCCCGCGGCTCTCGAGCAGGCCATCGCGCCATGCCCTCGCCACGTCGTCGGGCGTCCAGCGCCACAGGGGAGCGGAGCCCGTCAGGTCGACGCCCGCATGCAGGTAGGCGAGGGCGACGAATTCCGAGCAGATCAGCCCCTCCTCGCCCAGGTCGGGCACGAGCTCGGCGATCTCCGGCCGGGCCAGCTCGGCGAGCGCGATGCGGAGGAGCTGCGGCCAGTCGTAGGGCAACCCCACGGCCCGCCGCACCCAGGCCAGCAGGCGCTCGCGCGGCTCGTCGGCGAGCGGCGCGTAGAAGACGTCGACCTTGTAGCTTCGGTCGCGGTACTCGATCGCCCGCCCCTCGCGGACGCCGTCCCCCGCCGCCTCCCAGATCGCGTCGCCGAGCCGCAGGAGGAGATGGGAGTAGCGTCCGCCGTGGCGGAGCGTGAAGCCGCGGATCACCAGCCCCGCCAGGTAGCCGAGCCAGCGCCGCAGGTTCCCCCCGAAGGGTGGCCGCACTCGCACGGCCCACACCTGAAGCTCCTCGCGGTGCGCATCGAACGGCTCATACTGCCTCATGGGCGAAACCTCCAGAAGATGAATGAGAGAGAACGGTGTTGGGTGCCGGGCGTCGGGAGTTGGGGGGAAGGAGGCGCAGACGGCCCCGTTCTCTGGCCGCCAGACAGGCCATTGCATGGACCTCAGCATCGCGTCAGGCTGAAGCCGACGCCAGGTTCGTGCTGGAAGTTCTCGGGATGCGATTCCAGGACGATGCGAATGCGTTCCAGGAATCGCCGCCTTTTGAGGTTATCGGCCGCGAGCGCGATACCCTGATGCGGCAAGTCCTTGGCAATGGCCATCGGTGACATCGGAGAGCCGTCCGCGGATCCGAGGACTTCGCAGATTGCGCGGAATAGCCACATCTTCTCGTTCTCTGCTTTCGCCTCGGGTGGCCGGCCTGGCCGCCGTGGCGGCGGAATCTCCGCGGGAGCCTCCGGCGGAGCTCCCGATGTCTCAGCCGCCGCCTGGGCCGCAGCGTCGGGGACCGCGGACTTTCGCTCGCCTGGCTCCAGAAAGGCCAGTCTCGCCGCGATGGTCTCGACGGCCTCCGTGAGGACGTGCTGCTCGCGGATGCAGAGCTCGAGCCTCTTGCCGTAAATCTCCAGTACGGCGCAGAGCAATTGCCTCTCCTTCTCGACCGATTGCTGCCGCTCGCCATCGAGCTTCTGAAGTGTCTCCGCTTGGACGATCTTCAACCGCGCCTCACTCGCCGCCATTCGTTTCTCCTTCCTCTCGGCATGGCTCCCCTGCGTGGCCTCGCGGGCCGAGGCGGGCAGGGGAGGGAACTGCCCGGCCCCAGCGCCGCGAGGCCAGTCATGTGCGCACCCTACGCCCGCGAATGAGGCCGCCGCGGATCCGCCTGCGGGCCGCCCCTCCTTTCCTGCGGCATTGCCGCGAACGGCACTTCGTCTACCAGTTCCAGGGTCTCCACGTCAAACCACTGCTGCTCGATCGGTTTGCCGTCGTGCAGCTCCTGCGACTGCAGCGCGTACCGCACGCAGCCATTGAGCCACACGGTTATGCCCGCCACCACACCCGTGAATCCGGTGATGGCGTCCCGCGCCTTGCACCCCATCACAATTGCTTTTCCGCTCTTCGCCATGGTCATCTCCTTTCTCCTTCCTCTCGCGATGGCTCCCCTGTGTCGAACGTCACGCGGCCGCCGAGTGCTTCGACGACCTTGCCCGCGGCCTCCTGAAGCCTCAGGAGCTGATCTGTCTCCAGCCCACTCTCGCTGTGGAGCAGGCTCGCGCATCGCCGGGCGATGGCGTCCAAGCTCTTGACGAATGCCTGGACCTCCAGCTCCGCCGCGACGGTCTCGCCGAGGGCCGTGGCTCGCGAGGAATTGGCCTCCACGTTGATGCCGCCGATCGGTGCCTCGGTCGGCTCCTGGATGGTGACCTGGCGGCCGCCTTTCGCCTTCGATGGGTCAAAGGTCAACTTCTTGTAGGCACGCCAAGCACGGGGGATCTCGTTGCGGCCAAGAAGCTCCGCGACCTCCCCGAAGCGGATGTTGTCTCCGGCTACGGCCGCCTGCATTTCTGCGCGCTTGCGCAGACGGTCGACTTGTGTGCCCGAGATGCCGAGCGCCGCGCCCACGCGGTCCCTCGCCTTGCCCTTCGGCCTCGGAACTGGTGGTACTGTACCACCAGTTTTCCTTGGGCGGCCAGCGGCTCGACGCTCTGCCGCGGCCTTCTGCTCCTCGGGCATCATCTCGGCCACGAGGGCCGCCATCTCCGAGGCGGTGAAGGGCTTGCGGCAGGTGTTCTCGTCCCGTTCGATGGCCAGGATGGCATTCGCGCCCCCCAAAACGTCAGAACCGCGCTCACCGAAGCCGCTAATGCCCTCGATCCACTTCCAGCCGAGTTGTTTGGCCGCCTCCAGGCGGCGTCGGCCCGCGACGAGAATCCAATTGCCCTCATGGTCCCGTCGGACGATGATCGGCTGAAGCTGGCCTCGGGCCGTCATCGAGGCCTTCAGATCCTCCAGATCCCCAAGCTCCTCGCGATGGTGGCCCCTTGTGAGGATGGCACTGATGTCGAAGCTGAGAGACGTGTGCATGAGCTTCAGTTCCCCACGTTGTGCATGAGCCCCTGGAAGATATTCTCGTGGCGGAAGCAGTAGACCCTCTGGACTCGGCTCCGCTGCCGAGCGATGACGAGCTGGCGTTCGAGCTGGGCGGCCCACGCCTCAGACGCCTGCAATCCCTTGAGCAGATTCGCGTTCGATTGATTGCAGGCCTGGACGGCCTCCAGCAAGCTCCGGAAACACATCCCGCATTCGGAAGGATCCTCCCGGGGCGGATGGCTCGCCCCGGGAGGCGCGGCGGGCTCTGGCGGCTCCGCCGCGTGGAGGGATTCGGCCGCATCGGCCTCGGCCTCCTCGACCTCGCTCTTGCCTCGCAGCCACGCGAGAACGTCGAGGAGGACGGCCACGAGCCAACAATGCCTGCGTGGAGCCGCGGCGTCCCCGTCGTCCGGCAAGTCGGGCTCTTCCTTGGGCGGGAAAAAGGCGTCGATGACGTTCATCCATTCACTCCTATAAAGCAGCCCGCCCGCGAGTCATCGCCTGGAGCTTGTCGAGCGGCTGGCGGTGGGGGCTCGCGGGGCGGGTCTGCATTCTCTGGGGCTGCATTCGTCGCCCACTAGAGGTTCGGCGGGCCTCGGCGCCGGTCGCTGCAGGGAACGGGGAAGACGCAGCGCCGAGGCCCTGGTGAAGGAGATCCCGCGCGGGCAGCCTGTCCGGGTGGGGAGGGGTCACCTGGCAGGGCACCGTCCCGCGCGGGAGGTTCCTGAATCGGAATAGGAAGAGAGGGGGCAGCCCGTCCGAGTGCGGGCGCTTCCTAAAGCGGAATGGAAAGACATAGGTGAACAACCGCAGCCGGCCCCCCCCCTCGATGACCTCCGAGACCCGCCAGCCGTTTGCCTGGCGCAGAAGAAAGCACGGATGGCGGTGGAAGCGTTCCATGAAAATCCGATGCGGGAGGTTCCTGAATCGGAATGGGAAGAGAAAGGTGAACAGCCGCAGCCGGCCCCGCAGCTCGATGACCTCCGAGATCCGCCAGCCGTTTGCTTGGCGCAGAAGAAGGCACGGATGATGACGCAAGCGTTTCAGATTCCGCAAAATCCGACTTGGACAGATCGCGAGTTGTTGGCGGTGGTTCAAGGCAAGGCTCTCCGCCACCACCGACCATATCGCAGGGCCTTCCGCCGCTGGCAGCTTAAGCGCGTGAATCCTCATTCGGGAACCGCCTCCACTCTGATCCATTCACTTGGCGGCGAGGATGAGATGCTCGAGGACGGCGCCCTGCGGGAGCTTTCGCAGGCCCAGGGCCTCGGCCATCGAGACTTGAAGCCGCTCGAGCTTGGCCTTCGCTTTGGGCGAAATCCAGCAACCCAGGGGCACCGGAAACCGGCTGCTGTCGATTGTCTCTGGAAGCTTCTTGGCCATCGCTCACGGGCTCCTTTTCGCCGTCGGTGGAACGAACGCGCGCCATCTGTAACAGGTCCGTGCCGCATTGTCAAGAAAATTTCTTGAAAATATCTTGAAAGCGGGCAGCGGCGCGCGTAACATTAGTCTGCCGGAGGGCAAAAGAGCGGCACGATCCCCTTGACTAGATGAGGTGGAGGGAAGAGCTTGGATCCGCTGCGGGCGAACGCTGAAATGCTCGGCCGACTCATCCGCGAAAGCGGCACGAGCAATCGCGAGCTGGCCAGGCGGGCCGGAGGGCGCGTCTCGCACATGGCCGTCGCGAGGGTGCGGCGGGGCGAACTCAAGGCGCCGCGATGGGACACGCTCGTCGCCCTGTGTGCCGTCTTCGGGGTCGATCCGATCGGTTCGGCGGAGGAGCAAGCGGCCGCCGAGGCCGTCGCCGCCGTCATGGAGCCAAGGCCCCTCTACGGCCTCGACGCGGAGGTGCTCAGGCTCGTGCGGGGCATCGGCCACAAGCGCGAGCTGCGCCAATTGCTCCGGCGTCTCGAAGGGCTCGACGCCAGCCAGCTCGAAGGGGTCCTGAGATTCCTCGGAATCAGGTAGGAGGCATGGAGATGAGGATCGCAATCCTGGTGACGCTCGCCGCGGCAATCGCCCTGGCAGCCGATGCCGAGAAGCCCAAGGCCCCGAAGCAAATGGCTCTGGCCGACGTGGCGGAGTGGCTGGCGAAGCCCGGGCACAAGCCCGAGCAGCTCGTCGGCTGCCGCATCAGCGGCCGCGTCGTGGTGGCCAGCGTGAAAGCGACCGAGCTGGAGGGCAAGCACCTCGTCAAGGCCGTGGAGGCCACGGCACTCACGGCCGGCGTCCACGCGGCCTGGGTCGGCTCGCGGTGGGTGCAGACAATCGTGAGCTGGGAGGTCGGAGAGGACAGCGCGGCGAGATTCCACGCCGACGACGAGTTGTCTGTCGCGGGCACGGTCGCAAAAGCTGAAAGCAAGATGGGGCTCGACCTCGTTGGGGGCCGAACGCGCGGCAAGGACGTGCGAATCGAATTGACGCTCTCCGCCGTGAAGGCCCGCTAGCTCTGGAGGGCAGAGAGAAAAAAGGCAAAATAATCCGTTTTTCGCCTTGACTTTTGGTATACCTGTGGTATACTATAGATGGCGGGGAAGGAAACGAAAGGACAGGCGAGATGACCACGACGGAGCGCAAGCGCAGGAACAGCCCCAGCCAGCCGGTCGGGCGCTGGATTCGCCCCGAAAAGCGGCTGGCCATCTATCTGCGCGACGGTTTCTGCTGCCTCTATTGCCTCGCCGATCTCCACGGCGCGGCGCCGACGGATGTGACGCTCGACCATCTGCGAGCGAAATCGGACGGCGGCGGCAACGAGCCGGCCAACATCGTCACCGCCTGCCGCCACTGCAACAGTTCGCGCGGCGATCAGCCCCTCAGCCGGTTCGCCGTGCGCGGTGACCGTGGCTGAGGCGCTGGAGCGAGTGCGAGATGCCCTGGCTGAGTGCTCGTTTTTCCCGAAGACCAACGAGACCTATTACCCTGCCTCGTGGGCATATGGAGAGGGCGCAGGGGACGCGAGCACGTCGGATCATTACGACGTGCGCAAATCGCGCGCGGCAGAACACGTGCTGGAGGAATTGGCGGACGAACAGGATGTCACGTTGCCCAAGCTCGGCGAGGTGTGGGAGGACATGGGCACGCGAGACATCGCGCGGATGATTGCGGCCGCGATCAATGAGGCTGTGGCCGAGGACGACGAGGATGCCGAGGATGAGGAGGACATGGAGGCCTGAGCCTCCGACGCGGGAGGAGAGAGGAGACAGAGATGACTGGCGACGAGGCAAGAGAACTCAGGATGTTCAAAGGCCTGAGCCAGCAGAAGCTGGCGGGGCTCCTGGGCGTCGCCAAAAACACGGTCGCCCGACGGGAGCGCGGCGAGCGGCCCATCGGCCGAGAGACCGAGCTCGCCATCCGATTCGTCTGCGGCCGCTACGATGCGGCCGCGCGAGGCATCGCCCTCGCACCCGCGCCGAGCGGATTCTCGGCACCGCCCGCCGACGCGCAGTCGGCACTCGTTCGGAGATCGAGCGATGAGAATCGAGATCTATGTGTCGAAGGCGACCGCCCTCCTCGCAGGGCACGACGCCCACGGCTACCAGGTCGTGGCCGTGCCCGCCGCTGAGCTCTCCAAGGCCCAGCGAGCCGAGTTGGCCCGCTACTCGGGATCCCAGCGGGCGGACTACCAGATCCCCGAGGCGGGCTACGATGCGGCCGAGGCCACGCCCGACGCCGTGCGGATGGCGCTCGATGCCCTCGCCGCCGCCCGCGAGCAGGAGGCGGCCGAGAAGCGCGCCGAGGACGAAACCCTGCTCCGCGATTTCCTCGCGACGGCCCCGGACGAGCTCGTCCACGTGCCCGACCCGCTCGGCAACACGAATTACGAGCACATCCTCACGAGCCGCACCATCACCGAGCTGCGCTGCGCGGCGAGTTCCGAACCCACCGAGACCGTGTACAGCCTGTGCGGCGCCAAGCTGAATGAGTACTTCGACCTCCCCAGCCACTACCTGACGAGGCCCGTCGCTGGAGCGCCCTGGCGACGATCGCCATCGGCAGCATCGAGCTCAAGCGCGCCTTCGCCCTGCCCGATGGCGAGGCTCCCGAGGACGACGAGGACGACGAGTAGGCTAGGGCTCACATGTGTTCCCTCTGCGGCCACGGCGCCTACGCCGTGGCCGCTCTGTCATGAAAAACTGCTAATCGGCCGTCACATCGCAGTGGACGCGGAACTCCCCGAAGGCGACGGTCTCGACGGCCCCGTCGAGCGTCATCTCCACATCGTAGTGCAGTACTGCGGTCTTGCCTGTCGAGCAAAGGTCCTCCGTGTCCTCGGCCTCCAGGAAGACGGAGAACTGCCCCTCGCTCGGGCTGGTAATCGTGATTTCCCCAGCCGCAGACGTCTTGGTGATGAGAGCGTCGGCCTGCGTATCGGTGAGCTTGCGTTTGACCGTGAAGGCGAGCGCGGCGCCCTCGATGTCGCGGTTGAGGTCGAACGTCACCGCCTTGGTATCCCCGCGGTAGACGTCAATATCCTCCTCCGTGCCCGTGATGGCCGAGGCCGAGACCTCGACGGAGCCGAGGAGACTGTTGATGCGGGTGAGAGCCACATCGAGATTGCCGTCTCCGCTCGTGTCGGCGGCTGAGCCGGCGACGCCGAGGGCCTGCCGGATCTGCTGCTTTTCGCTGGCGGACCAGTCGGTCGCCCCGCTGGCGCTCGGCGCTTCCTCCAGGGCATTCTCGGTGAAGCGCCAGAGCTCGCCGTCGGCCTCGACGGTTGCAGCGAGTTTCGCGAGGACTGCACCGTCGCCCTCCTCGAGCTCGCTGCGGATCTGGCCCACCGTCGGCGGCGTGCCCGTGTAGGGATCGGTCGGGATGCTGGCGAGGTGGCCCGCGTGCTCGCCCAGCGCCTCGTCGAGCACGGCGTCGGCGATGGCGGCCGCAGTCGGCGGCGTGGCGGTGGGGATGGTGGCGAGGTGGCCGGCGTGCTCGCCCTTGGCCTCGTCGAGCACGGCATCGGCGATGGCGGCCGCAGTCGGCGGCGTGCCCGTGTAGGGGTCGGTCGGGATGCTGGCCAGATGGCCGGCGTGCTCGCCCTTCGCCTCGTCGAGCACGGCGTCGGCGATGGCCTCGGCGGTCGGCGGCGTCCCCGTGTAGGGGTCGGTCGGGATGCTGGCGAGGTGCCCGGCATGCTCGCCCTTGGCCTCGTCGAGCACGGCATCGGCGATGGCGGCCGCACTCGGCGGCGTGCCCGTGTAGGGATCGGTCGGGATGCTGGCCAGGTGGCCGGCGTGCTCGCCCTTGGCCTCGTCGAGCACGGCGTCGGCGATGGCGGCCGCAGTCGGCGGCGTGCCCGTGTAGGGGTCGGTCGGGATGCTGGCGAGGTGGCCGGCGTGCTCGCCCTTGGCCTCGTCGAGCACGGCGTCGGCGATGGCCTCGGCGGTCGGCGGCGTGCCCATGTAGGGGTCGGTCGGGATGCTGGCCAGGTGCCCGGCGTGCTCGCCCTTGGCCTCGTCGAGCACGGCGTCCGCGATGGCATCGGCGGTCGGCGGCGTGCCCGTGTAGGGATCGGTCGGGATGCTGGCCAGGTGGCCCGTGTGCTCGCCCAGCGCCTCGTCGAGCACGGCATCGGCGATGGCATCGGCGGTCGGCGGCGCATCGCTTGGGATGCTCGCGAGATAACCGATATGGCTGCCCTTCGGCTCCTCGAACACGGCGTAAGCGATGGCGTCGACCGCCGGTGGCGTGCCCGTGTAGGGGTTGGTCGGGATGGTGGCGAGATGCCCGGTGTGCTCGCCCAGCGCCTCGTCGAGCACGGCGTCGGCGATGGCCTCGGCAGTCGGCGGCGTGCCCGTGTAGGGATCGGTCGGGATGTTGGCCAGGTGGCCCGTGTGCTCGCCCTTGGCCTCGTCGAGCACGGCGTCGGCGATGGCCTCGGCGGTCGGCGGCGTCCCCGTGTAGGGGTCGGTCGGGATGCTGGCGAGGTGCCCGGCATGCTCGCCCTTGGCCTCGTCGAGCACGGCGTCGGCGATGGCCTCGGCACTCGGCGGCTGATGCGTCGTGGCCAGGGCGCGCGCGATGCTGAAGTGCGCCACTACCCGGACCACCGTCTCACTATCTACCGTCTCATCCGGGGACAGGATAACGAAGTAGTCGCTGCCGGCGGCATAGAAGCCGGCGTCGGTGTTATCGCTCAGATCAATGGAGACCTGGTGCAAACCCACGATGGCATCGAATGGGGAAGTCATCGTTACGCCGGCCGTAGAGGACCGTTGCGTGGCTGAGTTGTTCTTGTAGATGATGAGGTCGGCGGCCTCGAAGGCCGTCGAAGGTGCAACGGCGCCACCGTCCTTGTCGTGGCTGGTGAACAGGAAATTGACCGTCGCGTCGACCGCGAAGTCACCGAGATAACTCATGCGACGAGACCTCCGTTGATGAGGCCACGTCTATTGACGAGGCCGGAGTTGATGAGTTGCGCAAAGGCGCCGCCGGCTTCGCCTTCGTCATACACTACATAGGCGGAGAATCGGTACGTGCCGAACGAGTTGCGGTTGCTCGAAAATGGGTCGGGCACGGCCCCGCTGACGTAGACGCCCGGGTTGTCGCGATACCAGAGCTTCGTGACGTCGACGTCAAAGTACACGTTAATCGCCGAAGAGCCGTGCGGCGAGAAGTCGCCGCCGATCCAGTAGTTGATGGCCGGATCTACCGCCGCCGCCGAATCGGTCGCGGAGCTGATCCACGCGGGAGGCCATGGGGTTTCCGCTGCGGCGGTATCCACGACGCGGGCACCGGGATGATTGGCGCCGTCGTCCGCCCACAACCCGAGCGTGCATTCCTGGTATCCGCCGAGGTCGATGCCGCCATAGAAGTATATCTGTGAGGTGGTTCCCGCCGTGGCGGGGGAACTTCTGCCCCACGCATAGGGGTGGCCATCGTATGTGGAGAAGCCGCCCCCCACGCTCGTCATGCCGAAGGTCGGGTCGATCGTGACCGGGTAGCGGGCTGCCTCGAGCCATTCGTTCGGGAGGCTGACGATGGCGACGCCATCCGCGATTGCGATGCTCGCCCACGTCCACCGGCCGTCGTCGTCCAGGGCGAACGGTCTGGGGATGTGGGCGATTTTGGCGTCCGATGCGTCGAAGACTGCATACGAGTTGATGCACCAATCGGGGCGGGTCACTTTGCCCAGCAGCCCTGTGCCGTCCTGTTCATCCCGCGTCAGTTCGCCCTGAAAGGCAAATCGAGTGCCGGCCGGGAAGGTCAGATCGAACGCCCAGGCGTTGCAGGCTGGCTTCTTGTCGAGGGTGAGCGTCGTTTTGAGGAGGCCGCCCTCTGGCGTCCAGATTTCGCCCGACGGCAGAATCAGGTCGCCGCGTTGCTCAAAGGCAAGGTCGCTGCCGACGCCCCGGACAATGAAGCCGTTGGCCTTTTCCTCGATCTTGAATTTCTTGTCCTTGGCGGCCCGCAGCTCGATGATGAATGGAACGCCCCACGCCTTCCCGCCGACGCGGGCTCGGCCTTGGCCGTTGGCGATCTCCATGGGCGCGAAGTCGACTCCGTGGGCGATGAGCTTTCCCTTGCCATCGCGAGCCGTGCGCAGCGCCCAGCGTTGGTTGGTTATAAAGGGGATTCGCGTATCTCCACGGCGGAATCCTTGGGCTCCTTCGCCGCGGCCTTCAGGACGCGATCGAAGTCCGGCCCGTGTCTTGCGACGCAGGGCTTATCGCGCAGCCATTCGACGAGGGCGGAAAGCACACGGCCGCGCGTGATGACCTCATTGACCATCCGCCGGTGCGCCCAGGTCAGGAGCGACAGCACGGTTGCCAGCGCGGCGTAGAGACCGATCCGCTCGATGCCATCGGTGCCCGTGAGGTCAATCGCGGCGATGAGGACGAGCGCGGCGAGCTGGCCGCCGAACGTCACACAGTGGAGCACGATGTTCTCCTCTCAGATGATGCGCCAGAGGAAACGGATGTCGGTGACCGCGTGGACGACTTGGTGGAAATTCACGCTGGACAGCGGGTCCCAATAGCCGTCATCCACGATGCACTGCGGCTTTTGCCCCGTCCCGGGCTGGAGTTGCACCCAGTTGGTCGCGCCCTGGGTATACCCGGCCAAATCAGCCACTGCGGCCGGCTCGACCGGAGTGACCGTCTCGAGAAACGTGAAAGGCGCGTACTGATTGATGTCCACGCTGCCGGCCGCGGCTCCGTAATTCCAATCTCCGGCGCCGAGAGGCGCGGGGTTGACCGAGCCAATGCGGAAGGCGAGGGGCCAACTGGGCAGCGCGGCGTCGACCGGAGCCCCGTCGACGTCCTTATAGTAGTGACTGCCGCGGATCTGAAAGACGAATGCTTTCATGGCTGTCACCGTGGCGGGCAACGCGAGAGATCCGAACGCATGGCGGCCGCCGACGAAGCAGTAGTAGTCCGGCCCCGCGAACATACCGTAGTCGCCCTGAAGGACCGCATTGCCACTGCTCAGGACCTCGGCACAGGCCTCATACCCGGCCCAGGCCGTATTGAGCGACGCCTGCTTCGTCGCCTCGGTGGCATCAGCGTCTCTGCTGACAGCGAGGGCATCCGTCGCGGCGCCATATTTCCAGGTCATCGCATCGATGATGTCGTGCAGCTCGTTGAGGAAGAAAGCGTACGGCTCGCAGCAGGAATCTGGCGTCGAGCCCTCACCGCCAGTGCCGTTTTTGAGCCACCTCAACCGATCGCCGCCGAAAACCTTCTTGAAGATATTGTTGCGGCGATCGGTCCATGTTCCCGTCAGGACTTCGATCTGCCCTGGCAGCGCCCATTTGTAGCCGGTGTCTGGATTCGCGAAGCTGGGGAGCTGGGCATAGACCCGGCCGTGCAAGAGGACGAGAGCAGTCCAGAGGCTGCTGCACGCCAGAAAGCCCTCGTACGAAGTCCCCGCCCTGAGGTTGAGCTCATCGTTGAGCTCGTTGATCACGGAGAGGCCGAGATTCTGATCGCCGACTTTCGGCCATTCGCTCGTCCAGGCCATCAGGGATCCGCCACAAGACGGTAATAGGTCGAGGTGATGAGCCAGCTGCCGAACTGGAAAAGGGCTGCGACGACGTCATTGGCCTTGATACAGCCGACGCCAAGATGAATCAGCGTCGTTTCGTCCGTGTCCCAAGACGGGACCCCGAGGGGCATGCCCAGAAGCTTGTAACCCTTGAGCGCGGGAGAAATCGCGCAGATCTTGAACATGCTCTCGCCGGTGGGTTGGCCGATCCGGATGATCGCCCATTGTTCGCCCTCACTCGCCGGGATCCACAGGATGCGGGCGCTGCCGGCCGGGCCGGACTGGAGATACCTTGGCTCGTCATCCACGAGTTCCGCGTAGATGTCCGTGGTCGCGATGACATTGAGCTTGGCTGCGCAGACGCCGTCAATGCAGCCGAGGCCGATCTCGCCGGCAGGGATCGGCTCCATGAGGATAGCGTATCGGCCGGTGTGCAGATTGGCGAACGGTTGGCTGCCGCTGAACGTGATTCGCTCCAGGAAGCCGTCCTCGTCGTCGCTCGGCGTGATGAGTGGCGCGGTGAGGCCGAGGACCTGGCCGCGCTCGCGGTCAGAGCCAGTGACATTGGAGATCGGCACGATGCCCGCCTGGGGCATGCGCCGAGAGGCATCGCGGTCACGGTCGCGCGTCCGCTTGGCGAGGCCGGCCGCCTCGAGCATGGCGTTCCAGGCTCGCGCCGAGATGCGAAGCGGCTCGCCCGATGCCACTTTGCGAAACGGATCACCCATCAGAGCCCCAGGTATTCGCCGTAAGCGCAGGAGTAGTAGACCTGCTCGACGTAGACGGCCAGGGGAACCTTGACCATTCGCTTCGCCGCGTCGTCCTTGGCCTCCCCATAGTAGACCCAGAGGTATTCGTGGCCATTCTTCTCGATGCCGGTGATGGTGCCGATCGTGCGGCCAGACACGTTCGGCCGCGCGAGGAAGGTATAGGTGATCTCCCAGTCATCGTTGCCCCGCTGCGAGCCGGTCGCGCCGAGGAACAGGACCTCTCCCGCGGCGAAGACGTTCCCCTTGGCATCGGTGAAGGCATCAACGTTGGTGTGCTTCGTCGCGTAGTAGAGGTTGCCGATGAAGGCGTCGTCCACGTCATCTGCATCGAAGTAGTGGGTCTCGGTCCAGCGGAAGCCGGGATCCTCGACGTCCACGCCCTCAATCGAATCCGCCGTCACCCCGATGGCGCCCTTGAAATCGGGCGCCGTCTTGCCCTCCGGCGCGAACTTGGCGATGGTGGACAATGATTGCGTGATGTGGGCCGTGCCTCCCGACGTATCGAACGAGTAGGAGCTTTCCCCGGGGTCTTTCTGCTCGGGCTTGGGCACTCGCTTGTACGGCACGGCGCCGATCCACGAGTCGCTTCCGACGCGGTGGACGGTCGCGTTCTGGGTCTCCCGCTTGAGGATACGGGCGTCAATCGTGAAAGTCACCCCGGCGGTGGCCAGGAGGGCGCCGCGGGCCAGGGCGTGGTCATCCGTGCCCGCGATGAAGTAAGTCAGCTCGGCGGACTCGCCGCCCACGTCGCGCGATTCCCACTTTTCTTCACAGGTGACGGCCATGGTCAATCTCCGAAGGCCATTCCGTTCTGAGCTGCCTGGGCGATCTTCTTCGCGTTGGCCGCGATCTCGTCGAGCTTGCCGAGCATCCGAGCCTGGATGCCACCGCCCGTGCCGAGGCCTCGCAAGGCTGTCGAGGAGAAGGTGCCCGCGACGCTGACTTGCTCCGGCATCCAGGCGGCGAGGTTCTTGATGCCGACGGCGAGCTTGGGCGCCTTGGCGGCCGCCTTCTGGCGCGCGGCGCCCTCGGCCATTCGCGCCGCCGTGAGGGCGTTGCCGAATTCGAATTGAGCCGCGACGAGCTCAGCCTCGCGAGCCGCCAGCTCCCGGCCGGCCGCGGGCCTTGCGCGGCGGGCGGCCTCATCGGACTTTTGCCCGATGGCGAGGAGGCGTGCGGCATGGTCGGCCTCCAGCTCCTTGAGGTTCGCGGCGCGAGCCGTCTCGGCGTTGACGAGCGCGGCCTGGCGGCGGCGCTCGATCTCGGCCTGCACCTGGCTCGTGGTTTGGTCGGTGAGCTCCTTGGCGGCCTTGGCGTCGAAGCTCGAATCGAGGTAGCCGTGGAGCTCGTGCAACCGCTTGATGAGCCAGTTCTGCGTCCCCTCCCAGATCGTCTGGAAGGTGGCCGAGAACTCGGCCCAAACCTGGCGCATCGCCCCGACGGTCTCGATCCAGACGCGGCGGATATAGGTCCACGCGGTCGTGAGCCCGAGCTGCGCCGCGTGCCACCAATCCTCGGTGGACTGTATCCAGCCTCGGCCGAAGCCGCTCCAGATCTCGAGCAGCGCGTTTTTGCCGCGGACCCATTCGAGTCGGAGGAAGGCCCAAAGGACTTTGGCCGCGGCACCGAGATCCCCGCCGGCGAGCGCCGCGCGGATCCCGTCGAGCATCGCGGAGAATTCGTCCTTGAGCACGCCCGCGCGGGCGCCCAGCCACGCGAGAGCCTCCGCGCCAACGTTACTCGTCCAGAGGAACCAGCCGCCCAGGGCGATGACGGTGCCGAGCACGAGGCCAATGGGTGAGAGGAGCGCCCCGAGCAGCGAGCCGATGAGCCCGAATGCCGCGCCGACGGCCGGGAGGATTGCGCCCAGAATCGAGAAAACCTTGCCGAGGGCTGACACGGCAACGCCGACGGCCGCGAGAGCCGTTCCGAAGGCGACGAGGGCCACGCCGGCCTGGAGGGCAATCATCACCACGCGTTGATGCTCGTCGATCCATTTGCGGGCCGCCGTCGCGGCACCGATGAGCGAATCCGCGACGCGCATCATGAGCGGCGCCAGCGCGGCGCCGATGCGCACGATGCCCATCTTGAGGACCGAGGTCAAGCGCTCCATCTGATCCGTCAGGTCGGCGGCCGCCTTGGCATCTGCGCCGGTCATCACGAGTCCGAGGCGCTTGGCCTCCTCCATCATGGCCGCCAGGCCCTCCTCGCCGTCGCGCAGCATCGGGAGGAGTTGCGTCCCGGCCCGCCCGAAGATGATCGTCGCGAGGGCGGCCTTTTGCGTGTTGTTTTTTAGCTGCGAGAGTGCGGTCGCCGACTCCATGAACAGTTGCTCGGTCGGTTTGAGATTGCCTTGGGCATCCGTCACCGTTACGCCAAGCGTATCGAAGGCATCGGTCGCTGCTTTGAGGCCCTGGGTCGAATCGTAGGCGGTCCGCTGAAGCCGGCGGATGCCGACTTCCATGGCGTCCATTGAAGTGCCGCCGAGTTGGGCCGCGTGGTTGAGCGCGGACAAGAACTCGACCGAGGCGCCGATGCGCGCGCCCATCTTGTCCAGCTCGTCGCCAGCCCGAGCGAACTCCCTGACGCTCCAGAGGAGCGGCATCACGATACCGGCCCCGAGGCCGATGGCCTTCAGCCCGACATCGCGCAGGCCGGCCCCGAAGGCCTGGAACTTGCGCCCGATCTTGGACAGGACCGGCGAGAGCGTGTCCTTCCCGCCGATCTCCACGTAGGCCTTGCCGGCTCTCACGCCGCTCGCGCTGGGCATCGTTTCACCTCACGACGGCCGAGAAGGCGCCGGGAATCTTTTCCTTCTCCGCCTCCAAGGCAGGCCCCATGAAGGGCCGAGCCTGGTAGTGGACGCGACGCAGGCGGCCCGTTTTGCGGTCCTTCCGCATCGCCCATCCGCCGTGCTCGAGCAGCCAGGGGACCTCGCCCTCCTTGAATCGCTCCGGGCCGATGACGACCGAATCCGGCCCCGGGTCGTAGGCGAAGTACAGGAGCTCCTTGAGCTGGCCGGCGTGCGCATTCGGCGGCGAGCCAGGCGGCGCGTAGCCGCTGCGGCGCCGCATCGACGATCGCGCCCTGCGGCGGACGAAGGCTCCGATCTGAGAGTAGGCCTGCCTCTTGCCTCGGTCGACGGCCTCGACGACCGCCGCGCGGTCGAAGAAAAACTGGGCCATCTTGATGCGGACCTTCATCGCTTCTTCCCGCTGAAAAAGGGCTTGAGACTCTGAAGGGCGTCCGGCGTAAGCGGGATCCCCGAGCTGCGCCTTCGTCTGGATTCGATCATCGGATTGCAGTCCTCGGGGGAGATGGGCGGTCGAATCCGTTTGTGGCCGCCGAGGCCTGCGGCGATGGCGGCAACCTCGCGATAGACTGAGAGCGTCGCGGCGGTCAGGGAGCTGGCGCGGTCCCAGGCGTCGCGGCGCCGGCCCTCGAGCATCCAGAGGAGCTGGCGGAGGGTGAAGGGGCCGGGGTCGAGGCCGAGGATGCCGGCGATTCGCCAGATGTTGGCCCAGATGCTTGCGATTCGAGTCGCTCCAGGATCGCCACCATCGCCTCCTCCGGCTTCCCGCTGGCGAGCCTCTCGCTCCCGCGCTGGAGGACTAAGGTCTCGAGCTCGCGCATCTTGGCCAGGGCCTCCTTGAGGAGGCCCCGCCTCGCTCTCGGGAAAAAATCGGCGAGATCCTCCAGGAAGGCGTCGGAGGCTGCCTCGAGAGCGTCGCCGGCAAGGCCACGACCGAAGTCCAGGTCCGAGATCCCGGCCGCCTTGGCCTGGTCCTCGCAGAGCACGTAGAGGATGTCGCAGAGAAGCGCGGGATCGCCCGCGACCCGTCCGAGCAGATCTCCGCCGACGATGCTCAGCAGGTCGACGTCGATCCGCGCCTTGACATAGCGGATGCTCGTCACGTTGATGTCGATGGTCCAGTCGCGGCCCTTGGCGTCGCGGAAGGAATGCATGAGGCCCTCGATCAGGTGCTCACGGTATACCAGGTCGGGAGGTTCGCCGTGTAGCCGGGCTTGATGGTGACGTTGGCCGTCGCGAGCTCCTCGAGGTTCTCGGTGCGCTCGAGCTTGGTCACCTCCCAATCGGCCCTCGGCCCCTCATTCCCGGCCGTCTCGACGTCGCCGGTCAGGATGAGGAGCTCAATGGGGGTGCCATTGAGATAGGCGTCGCGGAAGGCGACGAAGCCCGCGTCGTCCGGATCCCAGAGCATCGCGATGTCGATGCTCAGCTCGCGCATCGCGGTGCGCACGCGCTTGATGTCGCTGGCGCGGGTGCTGGCGTCGGCCTCCGACTTGCTGTCGCCGACGGTGAGGTCCTTGACATCGGTCACCTCGGACCAGGTCGGCGACGCCCAGGTGGCCGTGTTGCGGTAAACCCTGCAATCCTTGCCGAGCTTGCCTCTCGCGGTGGCTGCCATGAATGCCTCCTCACCGCACGATGCGGTAGGTGAGGGTGATGACGGTCGTGAATTGCCGCCAGTCCCGCAGGTGGTCTGGCGAGTAGAGCTGCGCGTTGGAGGCCCCCACCCAGCTCGCGGACGGGTAGTCCGCGAGTTGCTGGGTGGGGCCTAGGTACTCTCGAATCTCCTGAGCCAGATCCAGCAGAGCGTCCACGGCGGCGTTGCTCACAGCCGCGAGCTTCTGCTGGATGGCCACGTCGATCTTGTGGTCGTATTGGACGCGATCGCGCGCGGCCTGTTTCTCGTCAGTGCCTCGCGGGACAGCGGTTACGTGCAAAGCCGAGTCGGCCAGCTCGAAGGTCGGCAGGTAGGTTCTCTCGGGCGTGAAGCTCTGACTCCACGAGCCGCCGGCCAGCTCGGCCACGATGGCATCGGCGATGTCGGCGATCTCAGGCATTGGCCCGCTCGCGAGTGTGGATGCGGAGCCGCGTGCGGCCCGCATCGGAGTAGTGGTAGCACGCCTCGCCGGGCAGGGGCATGACCTCGAAGATCCGCGCTTCGCCTCGGATGGCCTCTTGGATAGTGTCGCCAGGCTCGGGCAGCGTCTCGGAGCCGTCGAGCACGAGGTCCTCGGCCTGGACGAGGTAGTCTCGCGCATGGCCCTGGACGACGACGCCGCTGTCGTCGATCGCCTCGTAAGCCGTCCTCCCGACGACGGCCGTGAGCGCCACCGAAGCGGACGATCGGTGGTAGCTCACGGCCTTGCCGTCGGTCGCGGCGAGCGTCGAGGCCAAGACTCCGACTGCCGAGGCGATGGACACGGCGGGGCTCCAAGGGGGGAGCGATTAGGTCCCGGACGCGGCGAGGGCCGTCTCGGTGTCGCTGAGGGATTCGGTGACGGTGACGGGGATGCCCTCGAAGTCGACAGGGATGGGGGCCGGGGCGCCGGTGGCGTTTGTCGCGGTGCGGCCGCTTCTCCACCATTCGCGGGTCTGCCGCGTCATGAAGATGCGGTCCGGCTGCTTCGAGGTGCGCATCTTGCTCAGCGCCTGGTGAAGCAGCGTGTCGGTGAGCTTGTGGGTCGAGTCGATGTTGGCGACCCGGACCGCGCTCTCCCAGTCGATGAGCTGGAGGCCGCACCAGCCCGACATGTCCTGGCCGAGGCCCCAGAAGTAGTTGCCGTCGGCGTCCTTGCAGCGCACCTTCTGCACGTCCCCGATATCGAGCTGGGCGTGCTTGCCCCAGGCGAGCGCGAAGGCGACCTGCGGATCGAAGTGGAGCAGCCAGGCGCTCGCGACGGAAGTGCTGCCGCCGGCGTCGACGACGTTGTCGCTGTCGATGTAGGGATAGAGCGAATCCATGCCGGCGAACCCGCCAGCGTCGTTGCCGGTGCCGTACCAGATCTGCCCGCAGAGGCTCCCGAAGGTGCCGCGGAGCGCGGCCGCTCGGTAGATGCCCAGCGTCTCCTCCTCGGGGCGGTCGCACTCCTGGACCACGAGCTTGTCGATGTCCCAGGAGCCATCGAGGAATTTGCACGTCACGGTCTTGTTGACGATCGTCGGCCGCGTGGTCGCGCGGCCCGTGTTGGCGGCGCGGAAGGCCGCCACGGGATCGGCCGTGATGGCGATGGTTTTGAAGGTCGTCTTGTCGATCGGCGTCGCCGGGAAGAAGACGAGCTCGGGGAATTCGCTCATGACCTGGAGCACGGGCGCCAGGTCGATCTCGGCGTTGTTCACGAGCAGGATCTGCGCCGAATCGGCGCGAGTGTGGCTCTCAGACATTGGATGATCCTCGATTCAGAAAGGCGCGTCAGTCCTTTTTCTTGTGGCGTTCGGCCACGATTTCGGCGGCCTTCTGGCGCGCCTCCTCCTCGGCGTAGCGCCGGCCCGTCTGGGGATTCCTGGCGCCGAGGAGCTGCTTCACGACGCGGCCGATTTCCTCGCTCTCCGGCGAGGCCTCGGCCGACGGCTTGAGCGGCGAGGCCGCGTCCAGCCCGACGTCCCGGCGGGCCTCCGCCAGCCTCGCCGTCAGGCTGGCGATTTCGGCGTCCCGAGCCTTGAGCTTCTGCTCGAGCTCGGCGATCTGGCTCTTGAGCTTGGCGAGATAAAGCTCGCCCGCCTCCTCGAAGCCCTTGCCTTGCGCGAACCAGATGCCGCCCTGGTCGCCGAAGGCGTCGAGGAACTTCTGGCCGGGCGCTTCCTGCACTTCGGGCTTCGACGGCTTCGATTCGGCGGCTGGCTCGGGCGCGGCGCTCTCGGCTGCGGGGGCCTCGAGCTTCTCGGGCGCCTGCTCTGGCGGCCTCATCGGCTCGGCATCCATCGCTTTCTCTGCGGGCATGACGCCCTCCTTTCGTTCGCGGTAGGCTCGGTAGCGGGCCAGAAATTCGTCCAGGACCTCGGGATGCTCGGCGAGCAGGCGCAGGACCTCAGGATGCTCATCGAGGAACGTGGTCACCTGCCCGGCGAGCTGCGCGGCCGACCAGGCCGAGAACATGCCGTCTGGATTGGCGGCGGGATCGTCCACGCAGTCAGCGGCGTGGAGCTTGGCCAGCTCCGCGAACTCGCGGGCGTCCTTGCCATCCCAGCCGGGCCACTGTTCCTTGCCGCCGTAATCCGGGTAGATCTTGGAGCCATCCTCATTGCGGCGGTAGAACCCGGATTCCTCGAAGACGATGCTGATGCCGAAGACGTCCGGCTCATTCTCCGCCATGCGGGTCACGTAGCCGAAGAGGTCCCCGTTGGGGGTGTCCTTGGCTTCCTTCGAGAGAAAGAGGTCAGCGCGAGCAATAGCCGCTTGGCCGCTGTCGTCCATTCGGAAGTTCTTGGCCCGTCCAAGGAACGTTCCGAGTGCTGTGCTGGACATGTTGGGATGCCCGAAGCGGGCCTTGACGCCTTGAGTTTTCTGGTTTCCATGAGCGATTGTCGCCTCCACGAACTCCCTGTCGAGCCAGAAGCCGTGGGTCTGGGCCTCTCCCTCCGTTACGATGGCGACGCCGCTGAGGATGCCCTTCCCGGCATCCACGTGCTCCGGCGGGAGGGCACGGAGCGGCGTCGAAAGCCTCCACTCGTGGCCGGGCCGCCGGCCACTGGCCTTCGGGCCGTCCCATTGCGACTGGCAGACGCCCGCGCGTTGCTCGGCATCCGGGTATTCGTCAACCATCACGGGATCTCCCATGCAGCGGCCGATGAAGTCGTCCTCGCTCTCCTCAGGATGCGGCTTCGGCAGTGGCATCGCTGGACTCCGTTCGCGAGGCGGGCCTGAGCAGTTCCGCCTTGCCCTCCGGATCGACCCAGCCCTCTCCGAGCTTCTCGCGGATGTAGTCATTCTCCTCCGCGATCTGGTCCACCGTTTCGCGGAAGTCGGCGCCGGAGATCTCGCGGAGGATGCGGGTCCTGGTATCGAGGCCCGCGCGGATGGCCGCCTTCGCCCCGGAGATCTCCTGGACCGGGTTCCACCACCTGACGCCGCGAGGCTGCCAGTCGAATCGGAGCTCTGGGATGCTCAGGCCGTAGCGCTCGATGTTCAACTCGCCGTCGAGAATCCAGAGCTTGGACCGCCAGCGCACGAGGGCATCGGCCGTCGCGCGCACGTCAGCTCGCTGGACCTCCGCCGCCACGACGTACAGATTGAGAGCCGCGCGGCTGCCGAAGAAGTTGGTGGAGGCCTCGTCGTAGAAAGACCATGGGAGGTTGAGGGACTTCATCGCGGCCATCAAGACCGCCTTCCAGAAGTCCTGGAACTGCTGGCTCGGATTCTGGCTCTGGAGGAACTGAGCCTTATCGTTGACGTCAAGGTCGAGGTGGAACGGCCCCTTGTCGAAGTCGACCTTGAACGGCTCCTCGTCCTCTTGATCTCCCGAGCCGGTCACCGTGCCGAGGCCTGTCTCGGCCTCGCGAAAGGTCGCCAGGCCGAAAAGCTGCGCCACCTTCATCTGCGCCAGCGCGTAGGTCGCGCCCTCGTAGGCATCCCGCAGCAGGTTGATCGCCGGCGCCAGGGGAGAAATGCCCCGCGTCTGATCGAACCGGTCCCACCAGGCGTGGTGGATGGCGTAGGGCGCCGGGACGATGCGGTCGAACTCGAACTGGCTGTACTTGCCGCGGCGGCAGATCATGTAGGCCTGCGCGCCGCCCGAGGCATTGAGCAGCACGCCGTGGCTCCAGGAGCCCTCGCGATAGTCCGACGGCAGGCCCCCGGACGGCTCGCACACGCGATCGCCCTCGACCGTCTGCACCGTCCCGTCGTTCAGCAGGACAAAGAAGGCATCGCCGTCGCGAACCCGGGAGCCCTCGGCAAGGCGGAGGGCGCGGAAGAGCCCGTGGCGGCCGGCCGCGTCGAAGTTGTGCGGCCTGGACCACCAGTCCACGAGTTGCTCGATGCGGTCGTCGAGCTCCGGGATCCCCGTGCGGGATTGGAAGGTAAAGTTCGCGACCCAGTCGAGGTGCTTGTTGACCATCCAGCGCGCGACGGCGAAGTTCCGCCCGAGATCGCGGGACGTGGCCAGCAGCTTCCGACGCTGGGTCGGGTCGAGAACCTGATCCTCGTGCCGAAGCAGCGAGGATGGCATCCTGCGACGCTTGCTGCTGGCGGCCGCGTCGTACCCCAGAGCCTCGATGACCCTCGATGGCAGCCGCAGAGGATCGCCGTAGTGGATCCTCGACGCGGACTTCTTCGGCTGGCGAACGGTCTTGGGCATCAGAACGCCTTATCCAGGCGGATCGTCGCGACGTTCGGTCTGGCGCCATTCTCGCGAGCGACGCGGCGGCTCCAGAACTCGTATTCGTCGCGGGCATCCTTGCGGTTGTAGGTCACGGCCTGGCCGTCGATCTGGATGCTGACCAGTCCGGCCTGGGTATTGGTCGCCAGGGCAGTCTCGAGCGCGGCCTTCATGCGCTGGGCGAAGCTGGCCAAAATCAGGCTCCAGAGGGCCAACGAAAAACGCCGTGCGGGTGTGCGGCCCCGCACGGCGTTTCGTTGTGTGGTCTCAAGGCGGGTGCGCACCAGCCTCGACGGCGGCTATTCTACTCGGCTCTCCCAGGCCGGATCAAGAGACGGCTGGAGAAACATGCTATTTCTGCCGAATGGCCTCAATCGCTCAAGATGAACTCGCGCTCGGTGAAGCATTGGCCGCACGGGCAAGAGCGGACGCGCATGTCCACGCGGCTGTAGGGCCGGCCCGTAATGGCCTCCGTGCCGCCGTGCTCGAGCGAAGCCAATGTTCGCTCGACCTTCGTTTCCGTGCCGCCGCAGTTGGGGCACTTCGCGGGGAGGCAGAAGCTCCGCACGCTCGGCCTCGGCTCGGCCTTCTTTCGCGTCATCAGAACAGCTCCTTCAAGTAGCCGTAGGTCTTGCGCTCCTCTCGCAGCGTGGCGAGTGCCTGCGCCCGCTCGGCGGCTCTCGGAGGCAGAGTTCCGTCAGTGCGAGGCGAAGAGCGGCCGCACCAATTCTCCCCATGATCGCCTAGATGCAGGACCTCCCAGGCGGGCCGCAACCGGTTCCTGGCCGGCCACAGTGCCTGGAAGTCGCTGTCGCATCCGCCGGCATGCCGCCAGCGGATGCCGTACCAGGGCCGGCGCGCCCGCAGCACGGGATCGGAGGCGTGGAAGATCTGGCAGTAGCCGGCCAGCTCAGTGTCGCGCACGCGCGGCAGTGTGGACCAATCCAGGCCACTCGGAATCGGCCGCGAGGCGTCCTTGTAGAGACGCCGCCGCGGGCCGTAGAGATTGCCGTAGCGCAGGCTGAGCCAGTCCGGCCCCGGCGGCAGGATAACGTCGGCATCGAGGACGCAGATCCAGCCCTGGCGGCCGAGCGTTTCGAAGCCCTCCTCGACGGCCAAGCCCTTGGCGAACGGGGCGCCCTCGGTGAAGAATGCATCCGTGCAAAGCCATTCGGCATCGAACTGCTTTGCGACCGCGACGGTTGCCTCGTCCCTCAGCGACGTGATGACGAGGAACCGGTCGAAGTGCCGACGATTCTGCGCCAACGTGATAGCCAGCAGGTCGTCGAACTCGACACAGACGGTGAGGGCATTCATGCTATCCTCCATAGAGGGACATGCGAGGTGGGGCGGCCTGGTAGTTCGCGATTGCGGCCTCCCAGAAGGGAGATCTCCTCAGCCCCTCGGTGGCTGGGATCCCGAGCGTGTGGCCGCAGAGGTGGCAGAGCTCCCGAGCCTGATCGAGCATCAGGGCATAGGTGACCTGCGAGAGATGCTGGACGCCGATATCGAGGCCGACGACTCGGGCGATGGCCGCGCCCGCGCCGCAGAGGAAAATCCCGTGCTTGGTGATGCCGAGGCCGCAGCCCTCGATGCCAAAGATGGCGCAGGGCTCCACGGGCTCCCCGGGCACGGCGCCGGGTTGATCTTGCGGCGCGAGCCACATGTTGCAGAACCAGGGCGGGAGTCGGCGGCCGCCCGCCTTGCTCTCGACGTTGAGCACGATCCCGTGCTCCTGGAGCCACTGGCGGTAGCGGGCGAGCTTGCCGCTGCCGTTGCTGATGACGCGAAGGAGCAGACTCGGGTGCCTCTCGCGGTAGCGCAGCAGTTCCTCCAGGATGGCGAGGAACTCGGGATGGAGGGTCGGCTCGCCTCCGAGGACGTGGATGCGGCCCCACTCCCAATCGAGCTCGAGCGATTCGCGGACGAAGTGCTTCACCTGCTCGAGGGTCATGTCGCTCGTCGGCGCGACGTCGACGAAGCGGTCGCAGCACGGGCACAGGCAATCGCAGCTCGTATTGATCTCGATCTCGGCGTGGCGAGATCGCGGAATCCCATCGGCGTCGAGTCGGGAGGCGTTCATGATGGCTCCTCTCGCGTGAAAACGTAGAAGGGGCGGGCCTCGTGCTGCGTGAGGCCGAGCAGGCGGCAGTGCTTGTAGTCGGTGTGAGTCATAATGGCTTCGCCGAGGGTGTCCGGTGTGAACGGGAGATGCTCTGAGTAGCCTCCCCAGACGCAATCGAGGAACAGGATCGGGCAGAGTGCCGAGACCTGGCGCAGCCCAGCCCAGGTGCATTCCGCCCCGTCGCGCTGGAAGGTGTGCATGATCGTGCTGAGATAAAGGCAGACATCGAAGCTCTCTCGGTTCGACAGCAGGAAGTCGTTGAGATCCGCGCAGAGGTAGCGTGGGCTTGGCCGGCCATCGTGGCGGAAGCGGCTCATGATCTCGGCGATGACCAGGGCGTTGTAGTTCTCGTCCACGCCGAGAGCCGTGCTCCCCGCCTCGGCGAAGGCCCGGCAGAACCAGCCGGTGTGGCAGCCGAGGTCCAGGACGGAGCCCTTCCACGCCTCGCCGAGGAATTCCGCCATCATCGCCCATCGCTCGACGCACGGTTGCGATACGGTCCAGGAGGCGAAGTCGGGATGCGGGAGAGGTTGATAGAGCTGCGGGTTGCCGCCGCAGATGCTCATCAGGATGCGGCGGTGAGCCCGCCAGGCGTCGTCGCGATGGTGGATGCCGACCTGGAGCTCGTGGTCGAGGCCGTGCAGCACGCGGATGAGGGCGACGCGCTTGTTCCCGGCGGAGACGAGAAGGCGGCCGTTGCCCTCGATGACGATGCGGATCGGCCACTCCGCGGTGAGCTTGCGATCGGGATCGAAGCCACCGTGCTCCTGGAAGCCTTTCAGGAGCCGCTTCATGGCCTCCTCCATGTAGCTCCAGGCCCAGAGGCCCCCCTTGCTCGGCAGTTCCGTGCCAGTCGGGACGTAGCCGAAGCGCCGCTTGCACCAGGCCTGCCACGGCTGGCAGAGGGGCAGCTCGTCGCCCGTGGCGTCCGGGTTGGCGATCAGGACGCGGAAGCTCTCCTCGTAAGGCGCCCAGTTGATTTCCGCGCACGTAGTCGGATCGGCCTGCCACCAAGCGCCCGGCAAGAGATCGCCAGCCCGAGCCGTGATCATCTCATACTCCATGGCCGGGCTCCGAGACCAGGGAGAGATCGACAAACCAGTCCTCGATCGGGTAGGGGTTCCGCGCCTCGAGGGCATATCCGAGATCCGCCAGCAGGCGCCGTGTGAGGGTCCGCTTCGGCTCGACGCCATTGTGCTCGATGCTTGCCGCGAGAAATCGGTAGCTCGTGAAGTCGTGGGCTCCCAGGATCTCCAGCTCGGAGCCCTCGGTGTCGAGGCAGAGGTACTCGAAGACGGGCGGAGCGTTGTGTTCAGCGAGAAGTGTCTTGAGGGTGACGGTGAGCTTCTGGACGCTCCTGCCCTTAGATCGGTCCCAGGCATCGGCGAAGCAGCCGGCCACGCCGCTCAGCTCGATGCCATTCCCGGCCACCTCCCAGAATCTCACCGCCTGGCCATCGGCCGACCAGAGGCAGCGCGAGTCTACGCGGCATCGTCGGCTCCGCGCGAGGAGGCCGAAGGCGGAGGAGGGCTCGACGCAGATTCCCGTCCAGCCCCGGTCCTCGAGCCACTTGGTCTGGGAATCGCCGATGCCATCGTGCGCGCCGGCCTCGACGAAATAGCCGGGACGGTCGCCGAAGAGCGAAAGCAGCCATTTCTGCTGAGTCATCAGCGGATCTCCCATGCGAGTGAGCAACAGCGCCAGGGATCGCGGTCGGCTTCGTCTGGCGTCATGATCTCGCGCCCAGAGCGAATGAGGCCGTCCAGGTAGGCCTTGACGCCGAACGGCTTGCCGGCGGGATGCTGCCGGCTGTCGACGCCGTAATCGTGCCAGAGCCAGAGGCAATGGTCGGCGGCGAACGGTTCGCAGGCCTCCGTGTCCCGCTGCGTCGGGCCGGCGTCGTGGTTGGCGTCCAACAGGATCGCGTCGAAAGTCGGCAGGAAGCGGAGCTGTGATTGAAGATCCTCGGGCGATTCGTCGGTGAGCAGGAGGCGGAAGCGAGTGTCGTGGGCGGCCAGGTGGCCGGCGCGCTCGGGCACGATGCCGCGCTGGGGAAAAAGCTCCGGCTCCAAATCCACGCCATACCACGAGCGGATGAAGCCGCAGTGATCCAGGATGAAGCCCGCCGTGTTGCCCCAGCAACAGCCGACCTCGAGGATCACGGCCGGCCTCCGCATGCGAAAGAGCGCCAGGGCGACCCGCATGTCGCGTTCGGTCAGACTGTAATCGCCCATGCGGCCGGCGGCGATGCTCTCGGGCGTCTCTGCGAGCAGCTCGGCAACCGAGTAGTCAGGCATGGTTAATGGCCCTTCAGGTAGTTGATAGAGCTCGCGCCCTGGAACGGTCCGGCAGCGGAAGCCTCCGCCTGATAGGGAACGTAGTCGCCGCGGAGGACCCTCGGGCTCCCGAGGGCGCGGAGCAGAGACAGGTTCGTGCCGCTGATATCGTCGCGGCCCTCGCGGTCGCGGCGCTTGCCAAGCTCGCGGAGGCACATGCCGCATCGCGGGCACCATTCCAGCATCTGCGCCCGATAGGCGTCCAGACCGTGCGCCCAACAGCCCGGCTCGATGGGCACGCCGCCCGGACCGCCGAAAACCATGTCGAACGCGCCGGCGACCTCGCAGAAGAAGAAGCCTTTCGGCGTGATGGTGCCGGACCAAAGCTCCTGGAGTTCGCAGGCCTGGATTGCGCTCCAGAGCTCTGGCGTGTCGCCGAGCACATCCCTCGATGCGACGAGCACCGGATGGTGGTAGACCTGGCCGCTATGATCGTTCGGATTGATATAGGCGATGCCCGGGGGGAACGTTTCCTCGACGATCTCGCGGTGGGGGTGCGACTGCCAGTGGAGGCCGGTCCACAGCCCGCGGTGTCTGGGGTCCGGGACGGCCTCGGCCAGCAGGCGGCAGAGCGAATGGAAGTCGGGGTGGAGGAGCGGTTCGCCGCCGATAATGCCGATGCGCTTCACGCGACCCTGGCGGTCCGGCGGGCTCTCGAGCGGGAAGTCCGCCAGGGCGTGCACGGCTCGCTCGAAGACCTCCACGGGCATGTGCCAGGTCGTGAGCGAGTGGGCGAGCATCCGCGTGCAATTGGAACATCGCCGCGGGCAGGCGTTCGTCACATCGATCTGAATGCACCACTGCTCACCGGGCGGGATCATGCTTGCTGGCCTTTCTCGGCGTTGCGGCCGTGTGCCCGCCATCCCTCGACGAAGCCGATGGAACGGATGCCATCGATCGAGGCTCGGGCAGCCTCCAGCGCCGCGTGTTCCTTGACACTCACGCCAGAGCCGATCCGGCCAAGAGCCGCCTCCAGACGGCCCGTCGCCGCCTGCCAGGCCTCGTAGGCCTGGACGAGTTGTTCGTAGCTCTCCTCGGCGCGTTCCTCCTCGCTCTGCTCATTGGATAACGGCGGCGGGCCAGCCGGCGTGCTTTCGAAAAGTGAGCGAAGCTCCTGGAGAGCCAGCGTTGGCTCTGTCGGCTCGATCTCCACGGCCTTGACAGGAGCCGGTGCGCGCTGCGGCATGGCGAGGGCAGGGCATTTTGCGAGGCGATGCGATTGGGCGGCCAGCTCCTTGGCCAGGCGGGCGCACTCGAAGAGGTAGTCATAGCGTTGCACGGCCGCTCGGGCGTAGGCCTGCTGCCGCTCGAGGTCCCAGTCGGCTGCCAGGGCCTCCACGATATCGTGCAGCTCGCGCATTGTGATGTTCGGGGAGACGCGGAGGAAGTTCCCGTCGATCCCCGGCAGGCAGTCGTAGTTTGGCAGATCGGTGATGACGCGGCAGCCCGCGGCGGTCGCCTCAATGTGCTTCTTGAGGGCGAATCCGTAGACACTCGCCGAGCAGATGGCAACGCGATATCTGCTGAGAAAGTGGATGTAGCCTGCGCTTTGGGCGCCTTTCTGGTGATAGCCCGGATGCTTGAGATAGTGCACCGTGAACCCCAGAGGACCGGACTCGGCGGCCTCGATGGCTGCGGTCCGAAATGGGTAGATCTCGTGATTTCTGGCTCCGCTCACGACACCGACGCCCCGCCGCGGGCAGACCTGTGGGACATCCCTGCCTTGAATGACGTGGTACGTCCTGACGATCCTCTCGCGAGGCACGTGAGGAGCCAGGGCCATCACCGACCGTTCGTGGTACCAGCAGAGGTAGACGTGCGGCCGAAATTCCTCGTGCCAGGCCCGCTGGCTCTCGCGTTCGGAGCCGGCATCGTGGAGCACGGCGACGCGGAGCACGTCGTCGCGGGCCGCGAGTTCCCCGATGTTTCGGAAGCAAGCGTCCCGAGGGAGCGGCGCCCCCTTCCAGAGGGCCGGATCCCACTCGTAGCGGGGCCACATGATGGCGACGGGCGCATTCCAGGCGTCGACGAGCGCGGCCACGTCGTCGCAGGCGATGCCTGGCGGCGGCATCGAGCCGCCGGCCGAGAGATAGCCCTGCTCCTCCATCCCTTGCTGGAAGAGCCAACGGCCGCTGTCCATGTGCCTTCGGAAGCTCTCGATGGCGAAGATCACTCCCTGTTTTCGATTCTCAGCGTCGGGAGGCATCCTTGAATCTCCTCAGGTTGGCCTCGGTGATGCCATCCGTGCGCCAATCGGTGGCGTAGGGATGGCGGAACTGGAGGATGGCGTGGTCGGCATCGGTGAGGATCCGTGCGTAATAGCGGCCCCTGGCGTCCTCGCGCTGCCACTGGCGGCGGGCGAAGTCGATATCCTCGAAGCCGCGTCCCACAAAGCCCTCGTCGAAGCGCAGATCGCCCAGGACGTCGCGGCGGACGGAGAACTGCGAATTGCCGAAGACGGGGTGGTCGACTGGCTCGTGCCCCTCGCCCGGCGAGAAGTCGGGCGTGATGTAGGCCTCGAATGCACGCGGGTAGTTTTCGTAGGCGGCGAAGAAATCGGTGTAGAGGTGGAGCCGGCGATAGTGAGTATCCTCGAGGAAGCGCTCCATGCCGGCCGGGAGATAGCGCACGCGGTAGCAGAGGCGGGTCAGATGCTCGTTGGCGAGGAGCGCGATGCCGCCCAGGAACAGGCTGCCGACGAGTGAATCGGCGTCGAGGAATGTGAGGACCTCGCCGTGGGAGGCCTCGATGCCCAGGTTCAGGAGGAGGGATTTGTTGAAGACGGGCATGGGCGCCCGATGAGCCACAAAGCTCGCCTGGTCCCAGAGAGCGACGGGCAAGTCGCTGATGGGGCCGGCGTGGACCACGAGAATCTCGAGGTCGACGCCGAGACGCAGGCCGAGCAATTCGGCGCCGTGATGAATGGACCAGAGGCAGGCCGCCAGATGAGGCACGCGGTTTCTGTGCGGGATGATGATCGAGTGCATGGCTCTGATTCCTTAACCAACGTATCGGATACCGACCCCGCGGACACGCTTTCGGCGGCCGCCGGTGGAGGCGGCGGGCGTTGCGCCAGGGAGCTTGAGGCCGCAGTAGCTCGCCAGGGCGCAGCACGCGACGAGGTTGTCGAAGTAGTGATTGTCCGGCTTGCCCGGCAACTGGCGGTATTCGTAGACCGCGCGGCCGTTGGCCTCGACCTTGATGCCGAGCTCGCTCTTGGCCACGTGGTCGGCGATGAGCTTGTGGAGGCCCTGCTCGATGCCCCAGAGGGTCATCGCCCCTGGATCGCCGGGAACCGTCGCGAACCGCATTTGCAGGAAGCGCTTCCAGTAGTTGGCGTCGAAGAGGACGTGTTTGAGCCCGCGCTTGCCGTGCATCGGCGGGATCCACCAATAGTCGCCGAACCGGGCGCCGGGCGTCCGCGTGTACTCGGAGATCGGTTTGTTGATGGCCTTCACGCCATGGCCCCGCGTGGGGACGAGGCGGGGATCGCGGAGCGCCGCGACGACATTGCGCACGATGTCCGGCTTGTAGCCGCTGTCGATGCCGATGGCCTTGGCGGGCATCTCCTCGCCGCTGTCGGCGGGACAGCGCAGCGCGAGGAGCTGCTGGCAGAGCTCCGTGAGGCCGGCCTGGATGGCCGCCTCCAGGCCGGCTCCGCGGGCGCGATGCCGCAGACTGTGGTGTGCGTCGCGCAGGGACCAGTAGCGGCGGCCCTGCTCGGGATGCACGCCGTAATCCACGATCTCCGAGGTCCAGTCGTCGGCGAACGCGACAAGCGTCCAGGTCAGGAGCTTGTCGTGGAGGTCGACGTGGCCGACGAGCGTGTGGCGGCCGAGCCGCAGCTGGCGTTGCCGGAGGCCGTTCAGGCGGGCGATGACGGCCTCGGGCGTCAGGCGCTGCTCGTCCTCTGACGCTCCCTGAACCTCGGGGGCTTGCTGGCATTCGGAGGCGAAGACGTCGGATCCCTCGTCCACGTAGATGTTCATGCCGTGCTGGATGGCCGAAATCTCATCGTCCTGGTGGCAGCCGTCCCAGGAGACGACGGCCCCGGCATCCATCTGCTCGCGATGCTCGCGGTAGTAGGCGGTGGAGGCCTGGCGGCCGCGCTCCTGATCCCCGTGCACCGCGGGATCATAGGAGCGGCGCAGCTCCGCGTAGGGGCCGAGCCAGACATCGAGGTTGGCCGGCATCGCCTTGAGCAAGGGGATGCGGCGGCCCTGGAACGCCGGGAAAAGCTCATGGTTGAGGAGCTGGTCCTGGACATCGCCCTGCTCGATGACGGTCCCGTTGGCGAAGACGGCGAGCCGCCGGCCGAAGTGCCCCTTGCCTCGGAGGATGGCCTTTCTCACGACGTCGAGGCGTCGCTGCACCTGGATCGGCGATGCGGCCGATTGATCGGTCTGGAGATCGTCGAGGAGGTAGAAGCCGGGGCGCACGACCGCGCCGTCGCTCCGCGTGTAGCTCAGTCCGCGGATCTTGGCGCTCGTGATACCCGCGGCCTCGATGACTACGCCCGAGGCCTCGGAGCCAGGAATGCTCGGGAGGACGATTCTGTTGCCGCGCCACTCGATGCGGCTCGGCGCATCGTTATAGAGCTGGCCGACGCACCGTTGGGAGATCCCCTCCAGGCAGCGGATCGGGTAGACGGATTCGGGGAAGAGATCGAGGAGACGATCGTTGAGCTCCAGCTCGGATTTGATGCTGTGAACGTGCTCATCGCTCTTGCTTTGCTCAGCTCCCAGGATCGGCAGATACGGCAGATGGCCGTATAGGGCCGCCCAGATGATGGCGCGGACGGCAATCGAGGTCTTCCCGAAGCTTCGATACACCGCATTGGCCCTCAAGCCGCCGAGCAGGATGATCTCCTGGAGGTCGGCGATGACGGTGAGATGATCGGCCGAAAACGGAACGAAAAAGGTTTCGGGAAAAAGCTCTGACAAGAAGAGCCGAAGGTCTTTGACGCAGAGCTCCCGGAGCTCCACATTGCGGCACGGCGGGATATCCCCAATGTTGCGGCCGCCGCGCGAGATGCTGGCCTGGCGTGCACGAGCGTGTTCCTTGTGGCGTTCATATCGTTGGCGGCTCCACGAGGCGACGGAGGGCGGAAGAGCCGGACGTTGGCGGCGTTTGGACATAGGCCATGCCACCGGAGCCCTCATCAGCATGCCCGGAGATCGGCAAAAACAATCATCACCCTTGCTTCTCCTTCTCGGCCAGACGCATCTTGCTTCTCAGATGGATCACCGCGGAAGCGGCGAGGCGCGCGAGTTCTGCGAGGGGCGCCTCGGGAGGCCCAACGTTGATAGAGGCGAGATGAGCTCGTGCGTTGGCCGCTTCCTGGCCAGCTTCAGCGTTCGTATCATCGACAGTGCCGAATGAGGTTTTGCCGATGCCGAGGATGCCCACTTTCTTGACGGCGATTCCCGCGGCGCCGACCGGATCCTCTGGAGCAGCGGCGCTATAGCAGGCGTCGAGCCGTTGGATGGCCTCGAGGAGGACATGCCCCGGCCGGAAGAGGCCGGCTTCCGAGAGTTTGCGATCGACCGCGCCAATGAAGACGAATGCGTCCGTGGCTCTGAGGTTTGGGTAATGCTCGGCGACCATCTCGGTCAGGGCCTCGAGCTCATATCCAGCGATGCAGAGGTTGGCTACAGCATCGGCGAGCTGGCCGACAATGCGCCGGAAGGGTTTGGGCCGTTTTCCACCGGCTACTAGGTCGCGCAGGATGTCTCGTGCGGGGGTTGGCATGAAAGAAAGTCACTTGCTATGGGGGACTGTTCGGTGTGCCCCCACGGGGGCGCCGGCCGAAAAAGGACCCCTCGCAGGCCTGGGGTCGCGCTGGTAGGGCGCTCGGTGCGACCGCCGCCGGTCGCTGCCGGATGCCTAAAAGTAGGCGCGTTGCGCGAATGATGGGGGGGTGCCATGGCAGAGAAAAGGGCAGGCAATTGCTCCGCAACTGCCTGCCCGAGCGTGCGTTGCATCGATTTGCGAATTGAGGCGGCAGCCGGATTCGAACCGGCGGATAACGGATTTGCAATCCGTCGCCATAACCCGGCTCGCCTGCACATGTCCTTGACTCCACTCACGTTGGGTTCCCGAGCTGTTCTCAGCTACTCGCGGCGCTGGCCAGGCGCTCATCCGTTGCCATGCGTTCGCCGAATCCGTCCAAAAGCCCGACGACCTCGGCGGCGCGATCTTGAAACAGGTGAGCGTAGTGCTCCAGGGTAGTACGCGCGGATGCATGGCCCAGAAGGGCTTGAAGCGTCCGCACATCCGCGCCGCGGCGAATCAGCTCGCTCGCGAACGTATGCCTGAAGGTATGGAGATCCGCGTCCCGACGCACACCGGCCTTCGCCAGGCATCGCTTGAGCACTCTCGATAGGTTCGCCAGCCAGGGCCGCCCGTTCGGCTGGACGAAGACCCATCGTCTGGCCTCCTCAGTGTCTGGCCGCTCCGCCAGGCGCAGCCTCAGCGAATCCAGGATGGCTCGCACGGTCGCACTCATCGGGATGAACCTCGTTCGCTTGCTCTTGCTGATCTCGGCCCTGACACGGATCTCGCTACGCTCCCAGTCCACGTCGGGCCACTCGATTGCCCGCAGCTCGCCCGACCGCATGCCCGTGTGCAGGAAGACGTGCCAGAGCTCCGCCAGCTGCCCCCGGGATGCCTCCAAGAGCTTGGCCACCTCGAAGGCTGTCAACGGCTGCCGCTCTCTCCTGGTGCGGCCCCTGGGCGCCGTCCATCCCGCGAGAGGATTCGACGCGATGCGCCTCATCCGCACGGCCCAGTTCAGCACTGCCACGAGCGCACCGACTCGCCTCGCAACCGTCGCGGTCGCCATGGGCCTGCACGCCGGCGGAATCCCTTTCTCCATCGCCTCCGCCTTCCACGCCTCCACGGCATCCAGCTCCAGATCCGACACGAGCCGAGTCGGTCGCCCCGTGGCGTCCATCCACCCGAGGATGGTCCGAAGCCCGAGCGAATAGCTCTCCCACGTTCGAGGCCTCGCTCGGCCTTGGAGATAGGCTCGCCACGCCGCGATCAAGGGCGCCAGCTCCACTTCGTTCGACACGAGATCCAGGCGCTCGAACTTTCGCCGGTCGGCTTCGACCTGCCTCTCGCGGGCGAAGCGTTCGCCCTCCCGGGCCGAGCCGCGCCAACGCATCTTGACCGTCTGACGGCGCCTCGGATCCCACCACTCCGCGTACAGCCTCCCTCGGATCTCTCTCACGCGTGCCATCTGGTCCTCCAATCCCGATGGCAACGCACGCCGCCTCTCATTCTACGGCGCCAGGGACGCATGTCAATCCTCTCATCGCAGGGCCTCAGCCCACGAGCCCACGCTCGCCTTCGCCGGCAGCTTCCCGATCTCGCGATCGCCATCGCAATGCCCCTCGCGGAACCGCTCTGCCCAAGCATCCAGATCGGATCGCTTGAAGTGTGGCGGCCCTTGGGCGCCTCCGAACCGGAAGGCTGCGATCCCCTTCCGCTGCCGCATCGAAAGAAAGGTCCGCGCGCTCACACCAAGGTACGCCGCGGCCTCGGCCACCCGCAGGTACTCGGCAACGATCCTCGGCCGCTCCACGTCAGGGTCGCGCCTCATGAAGCCTCCATCTCCTCAGAGATCCGCCCGAGCGATTCGATTTCGTACTCGCGATCGATCTGCCTCCGCTGGCCATCTGCGAGATCGACGCAACACACGGCCTGCCCATCGGGGGCCAGGCGGAGCTCGTAGACGTGCCCGCCGTAATGGCCGTAGAGGATGCCTCTCCTCTTGAGCCAGGCTCTTAGTTCTGCGATTCGGGTTCGCCGCGATCGGACGTGTTGCCTTCTTGTTCTTTGTCCGGTTCCATCCGGTTCTAGATCCTCTTCATGAGGGGGTAGGGGCAATTTGCCCCTACCCTGGGGGCATCCTGCCCCTACCGGTAGGGGCAATCCGCCCCTACCGGGTAGGGGCAATTTGCCCCTACCCCCTGCCGCCGGATGCCGCTGGGTCGCCGGCCACAATTCCCCGGCTTCGACCGCCGCCTGGAGCTGATCCAGGAGCTCCGCTGGCCGCCCGAGCGACAAGAGGAACGTGTTCTTCAAGTGCTCGATGTGCGAGGTCTCCATCCCTGGCAATTCGGCCTGTCGCCGCGAGCGGTTCACGCGATGATGGATGCGCTTCACCAGCCCGGCCGCCTCGAGCCTCACGAGCGCCCGCATCGCCGTTCTACGGTGGATGCCGGCTCGCTTGGCGATCCGCTGGAGGCTCCCGAAGCACAAGCCCTCACCATCCGCCCAATCCGCCAGCGCCAGGAGCACATTGCGGTCTGCGCCGCGAGCGGCCGACTGCTCGAAAGCCCAGTCGCTTGCGGCCGCCCCCACGCGCCTCTCCTCACGAGCCGAGTTTGAAGTGGACGCATAGGTCAGGCATCTCGCCTCCCTACGGCAACTTGACAATCTCCCCAGGCCGCAGGTCGCGGCCGAAGCGCTTGAGGAAGTAGGCTCTGCTCACTATCTCCTTCCGCTGGCTCGTTCGGGAAGTAGAGCACCAGTTCAAGCCGCGCCTCGTCACATGCCGGGCACCCGAGACCGGCCCGAACCTCCACCCTGCCGAGCGCACCGTCAAAGGTCTCCCCATCATCAAAGCTCTCCGCGCAGTGCGGGCAGTAGAGGCTCCGACGGCAGGCCGATAGCCGAGCGATTTCGGCCTGGAGCTCCGCCGCCCTCCGTGCGATCCCATCCACCAATTCCACCAGCATCGCGATCTTCTCGTCATAGCTCATGGCCCTTCCTCTCCAGGACATTGACCGTGCTACCGGTCTGATCGCAACCTGCACGACTCACACAGATCGTGCCCGTCGCCGTCGCAACGGGAAAATCGCATCCCGAGAACTCTGTCAGAGCTCGCTTTCGCGTAGTAACCGCACGGGTTGTGATGAGGCGTCTGGCAATCCGCTCGCGCAGGAGGGCCTTCTCGCCTTGCCCTGTGAGACCGAGCGCGCCATCTAGTGGTCCCACGCATATCCACCCGCGGCGCCATAATGCGGCCAACGTGCTCTTGGCCGCCAGACAGCGCACGGCAAGAGTGCGGTTCTCATTGAGCAGTAACATCGCGTGCCATTGGCATTCGGTCATGCGCCGGTTCTTCATTGGACGGGTCCTTAGGCATCGCAGCGGGCCTCCCTCAGCCATCTCATCAGTTGCCGGCCGATCCATTCCGTGTACGCCGGCGGAATCGCCTGCGAGAGTTCGGCGCCCGTCATCCAATCAATGCCCATGGCGGCACGCTTCAGCGCCACGCCGCCGTGGCGCCCGGCGATGCCAGTCTCGCCCCAAGTGTTGAGCCGGCTTTTGTCATCCTTGCAGTGGCTCCGGTCGTAGAGTTCGCGCATGAGGATGTGCTGCCCACCGCAAGCGGAGCGACTGGCGTTGACCCTGGAAAGGTCCGATACCTTTCGCGTCACGCCGTCATCGTCAACGATATCCCGCTTGGGGTAGTGCACCTGGTGTTTCTCGTGGTCGGGTGCCATCAACAGGAAGCTCGCCTCGAATCGGCGGTGCCTATAGATCGGCAGGCCGAACATCGTGCCGCACAGTATGATCCCGCAAAGAGGCGCGAACTCCACGTTCTCGATCAGCCACGGCAGGCCCGACGCCTGTAGAAAAGCGCGGGTCGGCGGGATGGAGTCCCAGTACTCTCGCCCTTTCAGCCAAGGCAGATGCCGCAACGTGGAGTAGCGCTGGCAAGGCGGGGACGCGTGAATCGCTTGGAAACCCTGCACGGGGAACGTGAGCGCGTCCGCTTGGTGGAACTCAAACGGGTAACGCGGCTGAGGCTTTATGTCCACGCCCACGACCTCGAAGCCTGCGCGGTGATAGCCCATGGCCGCGCCGCCAGCGCCGGCGAACAGGTCGAGCAATCGCGGGCGGTGACTCATCGGGGCTACCCTCCTTCAGGCACCAGGCAGCATGGCACTGATTGCCGTTCCGCCTGCCGCTGTCGTTGCCACAGCTCGACGTCCGCCTGGAAGGCCGCGTCGGCGGCGATCCTGTCCCGCCCCTCCGTGATCTCCTCCCGCAAGATGGCGAGCATCCGGCCCCAGCAATCCCAATGCGGGATCGCGCCGTAGTGCATCACAGTCGGCCGAAAGCCGTATCGCCGGCCCCAGGCCAGCAGCTCCTCAAGCGACTCGGTGGAATAGACCTCGCAGAGCCGCGTCCCGGGCCTGAGCGACCGGAGGCCGACGCGGTGCTCCTCAGCCACCGTGCGGTAGTGGAACCGGATCATTCGGATCCCGCCTTCTTCCGCTTCGGCTTGGCCTCGGGGGCCTCCGAATGCTTCTTCGGCGTCCCGTCCGCGTTCAGACTGGCCCACGACCTCGGCTCGGGCAAGTCGCGCTCGACGGCGGCCACGATGGCCTTCATGTCCGCGCCGATCAGCATGGCGACCCGTTCGACCTCCAGAATGGGGATGAACGAGCCCGAATCGCTCGCGATCTGGAGCCTGAAGCCCAGAAGATCGGCAACCTTGGCCCAGAGCTTGCTCCAACACTCCGCATTCGCGCCGCTCTCGACCGCGGCGTCGAAGGCCTTCCAGGCGCTCATGTCGCGCTGATCCTGCTCGCCGTGCCGGGTTCCGAAGGCTGCGAGCAACTCGAGGAGATGCTCGGGAGGCCCTGCCTTCGTCAGCAGCTCGGCCACGCGCTGGATTGCCAGGGCGTCCCGGCGTCTCTTGAGCCGTTTCCTCCGCTCAGCCAGTGATGTCGGCAGACGCTTCCCATCGTCGCCCACTCTGGAGCCCTTCGCTTCGTCCTCCCAGCCCTTCCTGGGCTTGGCCCATTCGACTGTGCCGGCCTTCGGGCCGGTTGCGATGAACGTGGCGATCGCGCCCGGAGCACTTTTCTTGCATGGCTCGAAGATGTATGCTTGCTTCGGTTGGACGCCCAACACCGCGGCGGCAAGCTCCTGCTCGCTATAGCCGGCGTCTCCAGCGACGACGACCACGCTTCCCTCGGCTGCCGTGGCCTCTGCCAAGCGCCGCTTCAGGGCCGCCTTCTCCTTCTCCTCCCAACAGCTCGGGTTGAGGCAGCGATCGTTGCGCTTGAGCTTCGCCTCGTCGTCGGCGAAGAGGACGCCCTGGAGACTGGCTCTGTGCGGGCAGGTCGCGCAGGCGCCGGCCTCGGGCACGAGCGTCTCGTCGTCGAGCTTCCATCTCGCGCCGCTGAGCTTTCGCTCGCAGCTCGAAGCGAGCATTTTCTCCCAGGCCGGCAGCGACCACTCGTAGAGGTAATCTCTCTGGGCGTTCAGGATGCCGTCCTGGAGCTCCGCCGGGTATTTCGCCAGCGCCACGAGGTGGCCGACGCTCAGCGAACGCGCCTTGTGCTTCGGATCTGTGATTGCCTTCTGCCAGGCCAGGCTCAATTCCTGGAGCCTCGCCCGAAGCGCGACCCAGCGTTCGGTAACGCCCATCCGGGCCGCGACGGCCTTCCGGTCGCCGCCGCAGTGCTCCAGGGCGATGGCTACGGCGCGGCCCTGCTCGATGGGCGTCAGATCGTCCCGGTGGAGGTTCTCCTCGAGCGTGAGGTCATAGGCCTCCTCATCGGCCAGATCGAGGTAGACGAGACACGGCATCGTCGCGAGGCCGAGTTCCTCGCATGCCGCGTGGCGGCGCTGGCCGTAGCGCAGGTCCCACTTGCCCGTCTCTGTCGGATGCGGCCGCACGGCGACGGGGCATCGGACGCCTCCGCCCGCGATGCTGGCCTTCAGCTCCAGAAACCTCTCCGACTTCCTGTCCAGTTTCCTCGGATTGTCGGGCGTGGGGATCAAGTCTGCAACCGGCAGCTCCCGCATCTCAAACTTCATCTCTCTGTTCACCTTTTTCACTCCTTCTTTCAGCGATCTGAATGGCGCGAGCGACCGCCGCCGCACAATCGACACGCGAATGTTTCACC